TACTGCTGTTGCCATCAGTTAGGGCCTCCGTAATGCCAAATAACAGCGTGTCTTTAAATTCCGGGTTCGGTGCGTACACCGTGAAGCGAGGTAGTACGGTTATGGCCTTGTCAGTCTCGCTAAGCGACACGCCGCAAATATGTAGTTTATCTTCCACAGACTTGACGTACGCCGACGTCCTCATTTTGTACACCGTCTCCCAACAGTCTGCCACCAACACCAGCACCATGGCGCCGTCTATCTGCGCCATGACCAGCTTGGATAACAGCGTTTTTAGCCTATCCTTGTACTCAAGTTCGCTGTTGTAGCTGTAGTCAATGCGGCGTAACGTGTCATACATACTCCTCGCCGCTTGGTATTCCCTACAGCAACCACCATAACATCGTTCGTCGAGTACGCAATCCACCGGTTCACCCGTCCGTCTCATTCTTTTATCATTAAATACACACAACGCACACCATCTACTATCAAACCCAACCTTGCCACCACGTATCGCCGTCTGCGTGTGGTCCCACGGGGACACGTATAGTTGTCTGATGTGCTCTATGGAGTATGCCAAGGCACTATCCGACGAATGCAGCCCAGCACAACGGATTCCTTCTATTGCTAGCCACTTCACCGGGTGTGTCTGTTCGTAAAACCACCAGTGGACGTCCGCGCGTATGACTTTGGTTTGTATGTTGGTGACGCTAACGCACCCATCCACCCAATCCACAATCAAGCCAACAGCCGTCGCGTCACACCTATTATCAACAAGGAACGATACTTTAGGTCGCATCGCGTATCCCCCTTTCACTATACTCCTCAAACCTATCCCAGCACCGCCCGCCAAACACCACGTTCATCGGCGGGTACACCAGACCTTGAAAGTGGTCCTGACACCACTCCCGCGGCATAGCATGGAACTGCGCCTCAACGAATATCTCCGCTAGTCTAAAGTCCTTTAGTTTTTCAGCCACGGGCCGCAACAGACCGTCCGGTATGTTAAACACCACCGTCTTACGGTTCAGTCTACCAGCCACCAACCGCCGGTACGCCCGCTTCAACGCCACCATCTTAACCGCTTTATCCACCTTCAAATTCATACCTCGTGCGCCTCCCGCGGCACTACACCACGGTGGGATAGAAATTCCGGTGACACCAAATCATACTCGCCTTTGGGGGCGCCACCAAAATGCACCGTTTCCGCGTATCTGGTAAAAAAGGAGCGCGCGGGGGTAACAAGCCTACACGCGGCCCCCTGCCGTATCCACGGCCTACGTTTACATATTACCCCACCCTTGGAGCGGGGGTCCCCATCCGGAAAATTCAGAAACAAACCCATATTAATACCCTTTCGTATAGGAGAGGGTGGGGGCTGGGGGCGGAGGGAGAGGAGAAAGCGAGATAACCCCAGCCACTCACCCGTCTCGCGCCCCATAACACACCGGACAGCAGCCGGGTTCCATGGTCGTCCGCATGGAACCGAGCGTTTGTGTCGGGTGTTACGGAATCGTCCCCGCCGCGCCCCACCCAACGGGCGGTGCGCACAAAAAAGGAAGAGCGGCCGGAGGTCCTGAGCCACTCTTCCCGGAGAACGCGAAAACCGCGCCGCCTTCACGGTCTGCGCTCAAATCCCTTTAAAAGAGGTTATGTCATTCTGGATTTTTACACCAGTCGATTCAAGTGGGGGCGGGGCTTGGACTACCAGAGCCACCGCCGTTTTTCTCCTTAATAACTTTGTCCTTGCGCCTGCCGTTCAGATAGAGAGCGCCAACACCAGCCGGAAACAGCGTACCCAACACAACATTCATGGCGGTCGCTGTACTTGCCGGGGCAAACTGTTTTATTACACTTACCACCCCTTCGGCGAGTTGGGCTTTTTGTTCGTCCTGCCTTGTAAGTTCGTCTTCACTTAATTCTATCAACTCCGCTTTTGACTGCTGGTTTGCGTCCAGCGCATCAATTTTAGCAAGAAGGCTGGCCCTAGCAGATTTGTAGTCCGCATCAACTTTGTGAGCGATTACCGCCAGTTCCTGCCGGGTAACTTTTGCGCCGTCAAATGTCACCTTTGACTCGCAACCAAAGGCTACGTAAAGAATGGCGGCGCACGCAACAAGCCACACAAAAATCCACGGGTTGTGGCTGATGCGCTTGGTCAACCAATGCATCCAGTTGCTGTTCATTTTGTCTCCTTTCGATTAAAACTCAACTAATGCTCTGTCCGGGACTTCCAAAGCCCCACCTTGCTTGTCGATTTTGTTGTTGGTTCCAAGTGTTATTGGACCTGTGGCTTGGCTTAAGTCGACCGTACCACCACGCAGCGGAAAGTCCTTGGTGGTCCCGCTGTCTATGCTCTTGACGCCGCTGCCCTTGGCGGTTAAGGTCCCACCGCGCACGTCGAAGTCGTACAGCCTGCTTTTACCCCACCACTCAACAACACCATCTCCAAACATATTAATAACATCTATATTAACTTGGGTACTTAAACCCACGTTTTTGCAGTATATCAACATACCGCCATTTATATCAAGATCCCCGGCCTTGCTGTCCCACGCGCAGTTCCCCGCGTCCATTTCAAGGTCGCAAGACACGGCGGACGGACCCAGACATCCTGTACCTACTTCTACCGTGGCGTTAGGTCCATCTTTTGTCATTATTATCTTTGTGAATTCAGCGTTCGGGGCCATTATCAAAGTGCCGTTGTTCCTGACCCTTATCTCGTTAAAGTTGTGACTTCCAACTACATCGCTACTCAAGTGCAACAGACCAGAAGCACTATTAAAGTCAACATATTCTATATTCAGCGTATCGTGGCTGGCTTCAATGTAAGCAGTACAGTTCGAGCCAAACTGTATTTCATAATTTGCCGATATACCCACCCGCAACGGTTTTCTGGCAACAGCCGTAGCTGACGTTGGTGGCGTCTCCTGTTTATACGCAAGCGGTATGGTAAATGTGTCGGTGGTGGTGGCCTTTATCCTAAACTCGCCGTTCAACAACACAGTACCACCTATTGTAACGTAGTCTCCTACTGCAAAACCATTGGCGGTACAATATATAAGTGTACTGGCCCCTGCATCGGCCGGGTCTGTCTCTGTGGCGTCAAGATTCTTAGCCACCCACCCAAACAGCCCTTTGCCGTTTCCGGGGTCATAGCCGGGCGTGAACGTAAGTCCGTTTAATTCAAGGTCGTCCCCACCAGACCCATGTGCCAGACCAGCGCAGCACGAAAAATGCTTACCCGGCTCGTGTGGTTCGGCGGCCTGACTATAGTCTGACGGGACTGTTTCAGCAAACTCCGAGAAGATGGCTTCGTCGGAGCCGGTTGGCTTAGCGCAACCCGTCCCAGTGTCGTCGACCCAATTGCTGTCGGCTGTTACTGTGTCATAATCCCAGTTTCCGTCGTCGGACGGGCTGCCTTGCCCCCTTAAAGCGTTGGCCCCGCCACGAAAATATTTTCTTGCCATTACACTACCTCGTAATTGTTCGGGTCTTTTCTAAAGACATCGACATCGTAGTTATCAAAGTTTATCTCCATCAACATATCTACATAGCCAGTTTCAACAAGCTGGCACGTTGTTACCTTCCACCATTCACAATGCTCATACGCCACGGCGTTAGCAAAGTATGAGCTTGGCATCCAATCTTCATTAGGCACAATCCAAAAGTACACCCAATACTGCCACGTAGTTCCGTTATCTGGTGTATACCACCCCTCCCAACTCGGCGCGCCAGCAACAAAATCATAAAGCCATAGACCGTCTTCTTCGTCAGCGCACGATGGTTTTATGCTCTTGCCAGCAACACCAACCTCTACTGGTTCAAATATTCTTTTACCATACTCCGCCGGTGGCGGCCCGCTAGCGCACTCTATTGATTGGAATTTTAAGTGAAACATCAAGTTGTCGCGCGTAGGGAAAGAGGGCAGCGCCCGGTAAGTGCCTTCGTATAGTTTTATTGCCACTTTACCATAAAACTTGGCTGTATCAAAGAAAACCAAGCCTGATGTCCATTTATTTGTGGGGGCGCCGGTATAGTTCACCTCCCCTCTAACGGAAACCTCTGCTGTATACCAGTTCTGGTACGCATTATCTGTTTGCATCAGGTTCCTGTTTGAGTCAACTATTCGTTTCCCCGTTTCTATGGCTTGGTACGAGGTGTCTTCCCAAGAGTCATCAGGCGGGCTTCCCGCGTCCCTAAGTTGAACGCAGTTTTCCCATTGGATTAACGATGCCGGACAGTTGGTATAATAATACCTAAGTTGACACAATACACATCTGCAGTGGTTCAGCAGGTCGTGGTGTACCTCAAATCTCTCCTCGCTGTCAATCACTGTTGTTGAGTCGTGGCGTTCGAGAAGTCTATCAAACGCTTCCTCTCCGTAATCTATTCTTGCTTGCTTGTACAGCCCCTCAACATCAACGACGCGGTACTCGTCGGTGTACATTGTTATCCTGTCGTACGTTGGCTGGCTAACTATGAACCTGTTTTTCAACCTCTTATATATCTGGTTTCGGCCCGTCCAGTACCCCGGCGGAAAGCCGAGTTCTCCCGGCCAAATCAAATATTCGCCAACAACGTTGTCCCCGCTTCTTGGACCTGGCCTACCCATGGTGTGTTTCCAAAACATACGCCACGTGCCTCTTGGTGGTGGCATTTCATACGCTATCGATGGATACTCCTTGCGCCACTTATACATCCACCAAGGCATGTACGGGTGTCCGGTGTCAAAATACCAGTCATATTCACCTAGGTTCTTTAGACACAACTCAAAAACACTGCCGTTGCAGTCCCAGTATTCTGCGGACGACAGGCCGCCATAATAGAAGTTACTGATTATTATGTCGCCGACAACATCCTGCATATACGCAAATGATATGTTGTACGGGGTATACCTCTGGTCGTAGGCTGGCGTGTGCCAGTGCGCCTCACCAGAAGCTGTTCCGGGTTTTCTTGGGTCCCCCGGCGTAGCTATGTATGGCTTTTTACACATATAGAAACACCCGTCCGGGTAAGTCCCGTCTGGGTTGTACTCTGAAATGTAGGCTATATTACCCAACGACCAGCCCTTATCGTCGTCCCACTCTTGGGCGTTATAGTGTACGTAGTTTTTCTGCCATTCCTCCGTTACCGGCCACCCATACTTGGTCCCAATCTCACACGCTCTAACTATCTGGTCTTGTAGGGCATAATTCATTAACGGGTCGACGTAGTTTGGGTCGTGGTCTGGGTGGTTAACTCTCCACGGCTCTCCTCCCTCCATAACAAACTCATTTAGTTTTCTGCCTTTGTTGCACGGTTCATACGACACCGTGTCAATAGAGCGGCTGTGGTGAGTTACCGGCCATTTAGTGATTGCATCTACCGTTAACTCAACTTTTTCAATTTTATTTCTTATTGTACCACCAATCTTAACCGGCGGCTTTTGGTGCAACCAGTCAAGTTGTTGTGGTAGATATTTATAAGCTGGCTCGTCGCTGGTGTACCCCGGCAACTGGCCACAGTTTGTCGATGATTGCGGATGGTCTACTATTATACGCCTGCTTGTAGCCCCTATAGTTGGTCTACCAGCATTCAGGCTGTAGTGGTAGTATTTATTCGGGTCTGGCGCTAACGACCAAGCATTGCTTAAATTACCGGCGCCGGTTATTGGCGGGTTATTAACAAACTGTTCGTAGTTTAATGGCAGCTTGTTTACATACAAATCCGACACACCGTGATCGTCTTTAAAGTACACCCACAGCAGGCCTGCCCTATACGTGCCAGAAAAATTCATTTGTCCGGGCCAGTTGGAGCGTGTGTACGGGTAGGACGTGACGTACCCGTTAGCGTCCCAATATGATATTCCGTATACGGCTGCTAAATCAATGTTGCCCGCTCTGTTACCTGTAGTAAGAAGCCATACCCACTTCCTACAATCTTCGAACAGGTTGGCTTTTATCTCGTCACCCTTCTCGACAGGCCACTTACCTTGCTGCCAAGAGTAGACAGTATTAAACATTTCGCTAAGTGATGGTATTTCTATAGCCATTACCCAAACACCGCTTTTGCCCTACTTTTGCTGCCGTTGTCGTCCCACATTATTGAATAGTCGGTTCCGTCCTGAACTCTGGTTGGTGTATGGTTGAGAATCCACCAGTCCCTACCAGTCTGACCCGGAACTTGGTAGTTTATAACTTCAACGTACTCCCCAACCTGTATCCACGGCACTGCCTCTAACAAGCTTCCTGAATACCCCCACACCCAAGCCTGCGTGTACTCGGATTCTTCCCAGTAAGTGCTGTTTAATCCAGGCTCTCTGGTAGACCTTGCCGTGTGTTCGACCTTACACACCCACAGTTTTGAGGCGTGTTTTACTATCATGTCTTTGGGGTAAGTGCCGTAGTTTTCCGACCAATCCTCGATGTTGGCCCCAACAATTTGTATTTCGTAGTAGTCCCTCTCCTCTAACGGGGGGTCAACCGTCGTATCAGCCCTTTGCAAGGTGCTTACTATAGTGGCATGCGTAGCTGAGGCGTCGGCTGGTATTGGTTGTCTTCTAAAACTAAGCCCCCCACTCGACGCGAAAGCCAGTTGCGGGTGCGACCTTAACAGAAGTTCCATCCGTTCTGTAAGCTTGTTCCACTCAGCCGCCGGTAGTCTGTCTTTGTTGGCAACCAACCTCTTAAAGTTTGGTCCGGTTTGTAGTGTCATATAAGGAAGGCCCCAAAGTCGTCTCTTTCATATACAAGTATGTCTCTGCCGCCAGCATTTTTAACGGTGGTGTATTTTATGTGGCCGTTGGGATCAGCGTCTTTGGGCCGCGGGAATTCGTTCCATCCAAGCGGGTTGTTGAAGTCCCCCGCGTTCCTGTGTATGAACCTAAATGTAACGGCCCAAGCAGTAACGCCGGTCGACGTCTTTTCCCTGCTTAGTGACGGATCGCCGCACAACAACGTTTCATACGCAAACCATTTATTTAAAGACCACGAGTATACATCATCAAGGTTTACCTTTCCCGGCAGTGTGAACACCTGCGATGGAAGGGTTGTCAGCTTGTGCATGGTGTACACCCATGCAGTCATTCTTACCAGTTTGGACGGAGCGTCGGTAGCATCTATAGGCTCGGCCCCATTCTCGTCCCAGAATAAGTTCTTGTGGGATAGTGTCATAAACTCAGTAGCTGGTTCAATGCTCTCAGTGACATACGTCTCCTCATTCTCCTCCGGCATTTCGTAGTCCGGTACTTTGTAGGTTACTGTCAACACGGCTTCACTATACTCCGCTAAGTAGGCGTTGCTTCCTACCATCTTATTAGTAAACGGCTTTATATCAACATCGTTAGCGTATAGGTGCAACAGTCCGGACCACGGATACTGGTGCGGTAGAAAATGTATCGTGTCTAGGCCCATTACTTGAGTATAACCAACCAGTTCAGCGGCCAGCCTTAGCCTGTCGGCCCACGCACACTTTAATACGCGAACGGCGCTTTGTGATTCAACACCTATTTCCTCTCTTGGACTTTCCTCCATTTCAGAGTAGGTTATTGATATACTGTTAGGATACACTAAATGTGCCATTACGATACAGTTCCTAAAGAACCAAGTCTGCTTGCCAATGCGGAAGGCAGACCCGCCAGCAGTTCGTTTCTGTTTCTACTTAACAAATTGGATGTAACAAGTTCGCTCGTGGTCTTTTTCTGTTCCGCAAGCATAGCACTTTCACCAAGGGCCATAGCGAACTTGGACCACGCCTCAGCAAGGCCTACGAACCCAAGGCCGGACGGGACCGGCTCGGCTGTGCCTGCGCCCCCAACATAACTTGGCAACGTGGCCCTAATTTTCTTTTCGGTTTCCTCGGTGACACCAAGCCTTAGTTTCGCGTATTTCTCTTCTATTTCCTTAAGTTCACCGGCCAGTCTTCTAAGATTGTTCCTGTGCTCACTCCTTAATGATTCAGGAATCTTTGCGGCAGCATCAGACGCAGCCTTCCTCAAATCTTGTAGATACCGTCTTGCGGTGTCGGCAAACATACTACCAGCTGTACCAAACCTATCAGCGGCCCTTTTGCCCAAGCTTTCCCACGATTCTGTTTTGATTGTGGGGTACTTAGAAGCAAAATAACCCATTGCTTCAAGTTTGGTTACCTTCTCTCTGGCCGATTCTTTGGCCAGTTTCGCTGCTTCTGGATGTTTGGCCCGACGCATCCACATATAAAGTGGCTCAAGCATAGCCAATTGCGATGCAAAACCCGGAAAGACCAAACTCATCTTCTTTAGCTCTTCAAGACCCTTAATTGGTCCGCCAGTCAACTCCAAAAATTTCTTTTTCTCATATTCTTTCGCCAGCGCGTGTTTGTGCATTGCTCTCTTAGCTACAACTAGCGACCTGTTTTCAATTTCTTTCCACAACTTTTCAAACACGTCAGATATTGTCTTTCCCACAGACTTGAACACTTCAATCAAAGCATTAAAGAATCCTTTGGCCGCCGTTATACCCGCTCTGAAACCACCCACTATCGCTGTAGACGCTATGTCCCACGCCGCTGGCCAATCAGTTATTATAAACTTAGCTATTTCGAACAGTTCTCGCCTAAACCAGTTAATGTGGGCCGCCATCCTCTCGCCCCACTCGGCCACGTTTAGGATATGCTTGTCAACCTTTTTGGTCATTAACTCCAAAGTAGCACCAGTCTCTTTAGCCAGCCGAAGAAAACCTGGAGCTAACATTTCCCCAACGTGCCGTGTAAGGTTCTTTATCTGCCTCCATATCCTGCCCAACTGCTCAAGGAACGCTTTTAATTGTCTCTGGGCCACACGTTCGGTAGCCCCGCCAGCGTTTCTCAGTGAATTGGCGTATTCCTCCAACGCCTCTTTGCCAGTCTGAAATACGGCAACCTGTCCGGAAATGGCCCTTGCACCAAACAACACCCTAAACGCCATATTTCTCTGCTCCTCGCTGGCATGTTTTAGTTTATCATTTAGTTCACCAAGTATCCGAATGAACGGCTTCATGCGCCCCTCGGCGTCGTACACAGCCACGCCCCAGTGTTTCAGCATCTTACGACCGGCAGTGGTGGGAGCACCGAGGTTCAGCAACGCCCTTCTCAACGACGTACCGGCCATTGACGCCTTAATACCAACGTTAGCCATATGAGCTATTACTGCAACCGTGTCCTCAAGAGAATTATTCATAATGTGGGACACACCAGCCACCAGTTCAAGGGTCTGCCCAAGCTGGGTAAAATTCATATTACTTGATATAACTGCTTGTGTCATCACGTCGGCCACCTTTCGGGTGTCGGCGAACGACATCCTGAATCCTTTGATTGTGTCAACCATGTTTTCGGCGGCTTCGGCTGCGCTTATAACTCCAGCCTTAGCCAACGTCACCACCGGCACGAAAGCCTGCATTTGTTCAGTGACGGAAAGACCAGCCGAACCCAAGTAGTAGAAAGCGTCTGCTGCGTTCACCGCCGCGACGTTTAGCCGCATAGACTGTTCCTCCGCCATACGGGACATCGTCCTGAACTGCTGCTCGGTAGCATCACTGACCGCCGTAGCCCGCCGCATAGCCCTCTCAAAACTACCGTACGTTTTCATAGCCACTAAAGCGACACCACCGACAGTACCTACCATAGCCCCAACAGCCGCAGTAACGTCGGCCATCTTCTTTGATACTCGGCCAAGTATACCGTCCACTCTACCCATAACCTCAGAGAATCTGGCGTCGTGGACAGTTAGGTCTATAAATCCTTCTGTAAGTCTAAACGCCACTGTTTTTCCTTGATTTTATGAACGCCGCAGCGTCGGCCATACTGTCAAACCTTCTAAAACGTCTAAACAACGGTCGTTCCGTACGTTGCTCAGTCAGATACACCATCGATTGCGGTATCGTCATTCCTGCCACAACGTCCGGCCCAAACCCATAATCCTCACCAAGTCGCTTGAACAGCAGCGAAAAGTTTATTGGTTCTTCGTCATCAAGTTTTTTGGTTCTTCTGTAACCTCACCGTCCCTATTTTGTTTGGGGAAGCTAAGGTCCATAACCAACCCAAAAGCCTCTATTAGCGCATTGTTGTCGCGGTCAAAAAGTTCACTAACGTCCTTAAGTTCAAACAGCGGCGTCCCATCCTTACCGGGTTTGTCTCTTAGCGACAGTCGTACCACTCGCAGCATGCCGTCGAAAGTCCTCATAAAGGACATGGTTTTGGTAATTTCTTCCTCAGACTGCGCTGCACTTAAAAAGCATTGACCTATGGAGATTCTGCTGGCTGCAAGATGGGCAGCTTCCATAATGTTTTGCCTAAAGTCCGGCGCAATCTTGGGCTGACTGGTTACCGCTTCTATTGCCGCACCAATAATCTGCGACCGCATCCACTGTTCTACTTCACCCCAGTCCGTAAGTCTTAGACCGTACAGCTTTAGATTCTGCCCGTTACAGTCAAAGTCCAGCGGGGCATTGGTAAGGTTGCCTAACGATTCCATCGCGTTCTCCTAACGATATTATGTAAGTGCACCGTTTCCGGTTACTGATATAGTGGCTTTTACCAGACCGCTACCGTCTATATCAACTTCAATTCCGCCGATGGTATCAATTCTGGCTTGACCATTCTTCTTGTTGGTCCCATCGACACTAAGTTCTATATCAGTAAGCAGCGTACCTACTTCAAGAGCGGCCAATTGGTCGTCGGGAAACTGACCATCTTCGAACAACAGGTCGATGGTGGCAGTCCAACTCTTGGCGCCTTCTGCCGATTCGGCCCAGCCGTTGGTACTACTACTTACATATGTCTTGTTAGCGGCGGTCATTTCAAGCGTCCATTTTAAGACACCCGCTTGAGAAGCACCGGCGTTGAACTTAACAAGACCGTTTTTGGCCGTTTTGCCCGCCATACGTCTACTCCTTTATTAAGATTATAGTTACCGTTGTTGTTACGGACTATCTACACCCATGACTATTAAGTCGTAGATAAGGTCGTCCACACCCACCCCGTTATGCTCGAACTTAATCTCGTCGTTGGTGGTAATGTCGATACCGTTGACGTCTGGACATACAAACACCCATTCACCGCCCGGCTTAATAACTACTGTGTGTGTACCAGCCCCAAAAAAGCCGATAGGGCTTGCGGCGTTACCAAGTATCAACGAGGCGTCTACTGACGTATTCTTGACGTACACGGCTTTGAGTATATCCATTGTTATAGAGATACCGACCTTGTTGGTCAGGGAACCGTCGTTGAACGCCAGCGTTTCATTTGACCCGTCCGTTAAGGTTCGCTGGTCGTGAAAAATCATGTTCACTTGGTTGGCCCCAACCCCTTGAGTAAAGGTTATTCCTCTACTGAGGTTAAGGGTGTCCACCAGCCTACTCAACTCGTCGAGATTGTCGTCCACGCAATACGGGTTTATACTTATCTTTGCCGTAATTGCCATGCTACGGACTCCTAAATATTAGTTTTCATGTACGTTCTATTGAACCACATTTCAACATCCACATCAAAAGTGATTCGCCACCCCGGAAATATGTCTTCCTCACCGGGGTCATCGCTCATGTCTGAAAGTGTTACGTTCCTTACATAGTTCAAGTTAAAGTCAATGTCGGTATTGGCAAGGACGCAAAACACTGTCCATTTTAGCGGGAAATAGTTTTTTGTTGGCCTCATGTCGCCGTCGTAGACAGTAATCCTGTACCGCTGTATAAAGCTGGCGTCGCTGCTGGATTTGGACATGTTAACCTGTTCGTTGCCGTATGGCTCAACCACCACCATCGGAAAGTCGGACGTCGAAAACTCTGTGGGTCTTGGCTTGTCAGAACCAAGATTCAGCTTTATTCTGTTCTTCTCCTTAACGGCAGAAGTGAAGTTAGCGCTGCTTTCCAACAATGTCCATATTGCTGCTAAAACGTCCGTAAACGGGTCCATTATGTGCCTCTACCAATCCTTTCTATACCACGTTTCAGGTCGTTGCCCATCTTCCTCTGCAAATCGGAACTTGGCAAGTGCAAAATTTGACGCTTAGGCAGTCTTTTACCCTTACCCACATTGTGCCATAGTCCTATATCACCTATAGTAGCCTTACCTTCCGGATGTTTTGCTGGGCCGCCGAACCCAACCCTAACACCACCGTATATGTACTTAAACAAGTTTCCTGCCTCGTATGGAACCAGCGCCTTAACTATAGTGCCAAGTCTGTCTATCAGTATGGCATAGCGATTTTCGCCGTGCTCGCCCCTAACCCTTCTGCTGCGCCTACTGCGCCTGCGTATAGTTACAGGTGACAGTTCCTTCCAAGTAACACCTTGAGCGGTTCCGCCCCTTGACTTTATATAAAACAGTCGTCTGGTCCACGCCAGATACCTAATGCCCCATTGCTTAAACACAGGGCGCAACGGCCCCTTGGACCCGGCCTTAATCGCCTTCCGGAATCTGCGGAACTTGGCCATGTTTATACCAGATTTTCTACTCATACGGCTATAGGACCAACGTTCTCAACCTCACTAGCGAAATCACACGGCAGTTGCCTCTGACCAGAAGTATACGCCTCAATCTCGGAAGCAAGGTCGTCTTTCATATCCTGAAACCCTTCCTTCTGAGTATCCGCCTTGTTGAACCCCGGCCTATTCTCAAACAACCATATGCCAGCCAGCCTAGCGCACCAGCTTTTAACAACCTCGGAAGGGGTAGAGAAAGGAATAGCGTACCGGCCACCTCTAAACCTATTCTCCACCTCTTCCTCAGCCACCGCTATAGCGGTATTGATGCGGGTGGTGTCAGCGCCGACCTCGCCGTCAAGATTGCTCCATCTAGCAACATTGTCTTTGCCAAACACGTTTTCTATATCGGACTTTACTATGTAGGACATAGCTTAATCTCACCAGTGTACTTTGGCAATGAATATAGCGGCTGGAACCTTTATCACTGGCAAGAACGTATCACCAGCGACATGTTTGATTCCAACCGGGTCCTCGGTCACCTTGGCGTATGAGAACATACCGGCCTTAATCATGATGGTCCTTAACGCTTCCATACTACCAGCAGGAAGGTTGCCAATGTTGGTCGGTACTGGGTAAGTACCCTCAATAAAATCGTACCATGACCTCTCAACCTCCGGCGTAAACACAATGGTGTCGGCGTCGAAGATTTCCTGATTGGTGTCAGCGTTGTCCTCAAAGAACGCTTGGTTGACGTCAATCCAGTTGAAGCCGAGGAACCCGTCCGGTATCTCACCAGCCAACAGGGCCTGCTGAACGGTGGAGTTCCTCTTCATGATGTCGCCGATTACAGTGTTCTTAATCAGGTAGTCAAGGACGTTCTCACCGTAGAACGCGTACTTTAGTGGGTAGCCAGTAAGCTTTCTGGCGGTCTTTTTCAGGGCCTTCAACTGTATATGAACGCCAGTGTCGGTCACAGACCACTTGTAGCTGGGGCCTGTACCGGGGCCAACGGGGCCGAGAATGCTTGCGTTTCCGACGGCATCGGCAAGGTTGCCCTTGTTTCCACCGCCACCAACAACGGTAGCCGGGACACCGTAGCTCACCTTTGAACCCGTGTCGCTTGCCAGAAGGTTGCCGTCCGAATCATAGTAAATCTCGCCGTTGGCGAGAGCTAAGTAGACGGACGCAAACCTTAGGTTAGCGAATAACTGCTTGAATTCAGCAGTCTGTCTGGCGACCTCGGCCTCACCAAGCCGTTGTTTTTGGTCGTTCATATCCTTGAGAAGTATCAGAGTAGTTGGTGAGTGCATGATATTCTCAATGGTGTGGAACAGAGTGATGGGCTGTTCCTCAACACCAGACAGACTACGGGTCTTTGAAGGTGAACCATAGATGGCCAGCCTCGCGGTCTTTCGCGTGCCAGTCACCTTGAAGTAGGTCCCGACATGTCCATCAATGGTCCTCGTAACACGCATGAACCCAGCGGGTATGATGTCCATGGGGATACCCGGTTTAATCCTTTGGATGACGCCACAAAGGTTCTTGCCGCCAAGGATTTGATGCAATGTCTTAGGCATCTTACATCTCCTTCTAAAAAATTAGTATCAACACTATATTAGGTATACAATAAACCGCCGACCATTAAAAGTCGTCGTCGAACAACCAGCCAATGCTGTTTGCTCTCAATTGGGCTTTTACCCACGCCCTCATTGTGGTGAGCGCGGCCGCTGGGTAATTGATGATTTGGCTGGCGTCCACCTGACCACCTACCAGCATTCTGGCCAACTCTATGTTAAGGTTGGTTGTGTTGTCGTCGTCCGTCACTTTTAGGCCGTACTCATCAACAATTATGGCCTTTGGAAGATGAGTACCGTCAGGGGCACAAAGGAACGAGCCGTCGACATACACGGCTGGACAGTTTGCATTAAGGGTAATTGTACGCTTTCCAGCCGCTGCCGCGCCAATGCTGTTGTACTGCAACGCAGCAGAAATAGACACAACACCGGTGTCGGTGGGAGGGCCGACCAGCACCAAATCACAACCAGCACCACCAGTACCTTCTCGCCTCTCCAGTTCGTCGGCGGCCGCCTCCTCAACCTCTACATCAGTAGAGGCAGCAGAGGTGTCAGCCGTTACCAGACCGAGAACCGAAGGAGCATAAAGGCCAGTAGCAGTAATTTCACCCATCAGCAAACCGGCCCTGAGAACGTCAAGGTCGCCCGTATTTTTCGGGTCACGGGAGAGAGAGCCATTGATAATCTTACCACCTGGAAGGTATTGAGCGCCGTCTGGGGTTAGGAGTATCTTCCTCGGAGTGGCTGTCTTTGTGGTTCCCATTCCCGGAACTGAATTAGGATTTACCATCTTTAATATCTCCTTTATTTGTTGACAATACTGTTAGTACGAAAACTATTAAAATATACCTCCTATGTCAGCTACTCGCCCCCGGCCATGTCGACCATTTCGTTCTCCACGTCTTTTTGGGCTTTCGCTTCGTCCTCCAAGTTTGCACCGGGCACTTCTCGGCTGAGGACCTGAACGCCGGTTCTTTCATTCAGTTCCACCACACTGTTTTCCTTGAGAGCCTCAACAATCTTAGTTAACAGGGACGGTTCACTATTGTCACCAATGCTAAGTGCCATAATGTTTCGTTTCCCTGCTTCACCCACCAAGGAGGCGCAAAGTTTGTCCTTTACCGCTGGGGTAATCTTTCCAGCCTCAACCAACAGACTAAGTTGCTGCTCAGCAGTAGCGCCCATCTGTTCGGCTAAGTTACGGTCAATGCTGGAGGCGGGTTTCTTACTTTCCTTGGTTTTGCTGGCCTCAAGCTTGCCTTCAAGGTCGGTGACTTTAGTCTGCAGCGCACTAAGCTGCTCCCTCTGTTCACTAAACCTCTCCTTAAGTCTGCTGAGGGCGTTCTCGGCGGTAATATCGTCCCCCGCCCCAAGCAGTTCCTTAATTGCGGCCAAAGTCTGTTCGTCCATACCATTACTCCTTGTAACATTAGATAAAGTTAAAACTGGTATTCTTCCAGCAACACATTTTGAAGCAGCAATGTCAACAGCTTCGAAGTCCCCCTGACCTGGAACCACTGGCTGCTGAACAATGCTACTGTGAACTATAGCTTCACCATAACTATTCCCCTTACCATCTTTAAAATCCTTATCAATCAATACGCTTACGTTCTTGTTTCTTTGGACAATGCTTATAGCGTCATCTCCCCTTATTTCGTGCATTCCGTACAGGACCAACGTTCCGTCGTCGTCTTCCTCAACAAACATATCCACTACATAGCCAAGGTTGTCGTTAGCTGAATTACTGTGGTCCACAGGGACCTCGACGTCTACTCCATTATTCCTCATCTGCTTAAACGCAGCCACAAATCTATACAGCCGTTCCTCTGTGATATCAAGGGTCCACCCAAACACTGGGTGAGTGTAAACCCCTACTTTCAGCATGTCTTTTTTGAATAGCTGAGCGTTAGCATCCCCTTCGGAGAGTTCTTTAGAACCCGCCACTATAGCCGGTTTACCACAGTGAAACAACCCCAACATACTGTTACTGTGTATGTTAGCGTTTATTGCACGAGCCTGCCTCATACACGCTGAATGGCTGCTGTGGCCGCCACCGTCTACGGCCGTACCGGCGTTGTTGGTTTCAATTTTACCGTCGGGGCCGACAATCCTATGTTTGCCGTTGATTAGTCTGCACTTTACAGGCATCACTATACCCTTTCACAAGACATAAGTCTACTTACCATTTTTACGTTTCACAAAGTCACACTATTTAAATCTTATACAGCCCCAACCAGCAGGTCGTCGTATATCAGACCGTGGTTGACCGCCCAACCTTCGTCGGGTTCTCCTTCTCGCTCGACGGTTACCGGGGCGTCGTCATAGAACAGTTCCAGAACGTCACACCTACAATTATACCCGTTAGGAGGCCAGTTAGTTTGCCAGAAAGCATGTTCTTTTGGGTAAGCGGCCCCGTCCAACGCCTCGTGCTCAAACCTAACCCGGTCATCACCCACGGTTACGTATTCATAGCCCCATAATATTTCCTGTATTGCTGGGTCCTGATTGGCGTTCCACCTACCAGCGCTGTAAGCTACGGCTATCTGCGTTCTGACCATCGTTTCCAGCAGCCATGGGTTGGAAACATCAATACCAACGTTGGTTAGGACGTCACGCATATATTTGATGCTGTCGCTGGTACTCATGGTCTGTTCTACTATATCCACCATAGCGTTAGAAGCAGCGTGCCCAACGGTACTGCCCACTTCGCCAGCAACGTCAACCGCGGCTCTACCATACTTTGCCCGTACGGTGTTTAGGTACGATTCGTCAAGTTCAAGTCTCTTCTTCACAAAATCTACAGCACTACTGTATGGGCCAAATGCTGCAGCAGTATTCATGTGTTCAGACGCTACTACTACGGCCCTCATTCTACCCTGCAGATGGGCTGCAACCATGGCGTCTGCGAATATTGGGCCAAGCTTAACAAACTCGGATAGTATACAAGCGGGGGCGTCGTAGCCATACTTAACCGCGCGTATGGAGGCGGCCCTAGCACTCACCCCACCGGCCCTAACACTCCTTACCCCTAAGTTGAAGAGCCGTTCCTTATCAATCATAAGTTGTTCCAGCTTACTTGGCATATCCACCACGTTTTCGCGGTTTACCCTTTCTGGCTTCGGCCACACGCTTTTCAGGCGAATCTGGCTTCGGCCTATTAATAGGTATCGGTCTTCTTGTTATTGGTTCCACCTTTTAGTCACCTTTCTATACAGTCTCCTTGCAAAAGACTCTGCTTTATTTATGTTTACAGTTCCAGGTCTGTCTATTTCCCTGTGTTCCGGGGCCTTTATCTTTCCACTAACCTTTGGCAGACCCACCCTAGTAACAAGTGTATCAATGTCAATCCATGATTCAAGCAGGTCATAGTTCTGTGGATGGGTTAGTACCGCCTTCACCAGTTCGGAATAGAACGCCCTCATTAATGGGTCAAGCTCGCCTCTTTCAAGCCAAACCGAATTCTCGGCGTCAAGACCGTAGTTGTAAACCAGAAGTGGGTTTATAATATACCAATTTATGTACTTGAGTATGTCGGCAAAAACCAAATCAGCGATAGTCAGCGCTATGCCTCCGTGGATTTCCGCCTCAGCCTTGGTCCCGTACTGCCCCTCCGTTCCAGCACGTTCCGGAACAAGCCACCCTCTCATTATAAGGCTTTCGAGGTGTTTTAGTGAAGTTGTAAACTCCTTGCCGTGCTGACCTTTAGTTTCCAAGAACTGTATATGCCAAGCTTTCAGCTTTGCTAAGTCTATACCACTCCTTGCCAAATCTCCAGCAAATTTGGCCATGGTGTTTGGCATACACACACCGTCGCCCACCCCAAGTTTTGCCAGCACAGCCTTGGCCAAGTCAAAATTAGACTTTTCCTCACCAACCTCATTCTCGCTCTTACCTATTGGGTATTCAACTATGGGCGTTACCCCAGCGGTTTTCTTACCCCACTGACCCCGCCTATCAGATATCTCTTTCCAGTGAAGCCACGCCGTCTCGCGTATGTTCTCGTGTCTACTCCTGCCAAAAACGTTGCCAGCTTCCTTGTCGTATGTGTATACAAAACTCTTTTCGACCGACAGCTTGACTGGGCCTTGTTTAAGCCCCTTAAACAAGCCCGTCACAGAATCGACAATCGGTGCGGTCTTGTCGACGAGTAGGGGCTTTATTTTCCTGTATACATACTTTCCGTTGTGCACCATCCACACCTTTTCGAACGGCGCCCACCCATAGTCTATGGCGTACATCAAATTGTGAATAAGTTCTATCCAGTGGCTCTTCATCTGGTCCTCTATAAAGCTAATCCGCTCCACAGGGGTTTTCTCTACAGCCACCAAACTATATTTAGCCGTACGTATCGGGGCAGTAGCCATCATTCTGGCAAGAGCTACAGTCGGATTTTTCCTCATTTCTCTGTAGGTTCTATACGTGCCAGTGGCCGCCATACCAAAACCGGTAAATAGTCCGTCTGTGTTTATTGACATCACTCCAGCCGGATATTGGGATTTGGTCTGCTCCGTTGTAGCAGGCTTGGTTGCTTTCTTCTTTCTAGCCATTATCTAACAGAGATTCTGCCTCCAATTTCTGATTCTTCTATTCGTAACGGTCTGATGAACCATATCCTGTAACCATCAGCGTCACTTGGGTGACTTAGTTTTCTGTCTACTTTATCTATCTCTCCAAACTTGTCCCTCTGCATATGCCTGTAGTCGTGTGTTAATCTTTTACAACGTGGGTGTATCTTGTAGTGCACCCGGCCCATTATATCCATCATTGCACAGTTTGAAGCGTTTATCCTGTCTATGACCGGGGGATTGCCGCGCGGGACTCGCATCCTGTACGGTATGTTGTGTTCCTTCATCTTTTGTTGAAAGATTGTGTAACATGTCTCACCAGTACCCGCCCATTCATTCCTGCCTGTGGCGTCGCCGAATATTTCAAGCGGATGGTCCCATTCCCATTTAATCTGCTCCACAAGTTCTATAAAATCATCTGCGGCGCGCTTAACGTCAAGTCTTGGTGAATGTATCTCGTGCACGGTAGTTATGACGTCGGCCCCCGGAAAGTACTGTCCAACTTCAATATGCATGCCGGGAACGATGTTGAAGTCCATTGATACCTGCAGCGGAACGCCTCTCTTTAGCACAAGTCTTCCATCAACGTTAGCGTTGTAACTAAAACTGCCATACACTTTTCCGCCACTAAGACTTGCTGCCCCACCATCAAGGTACTGCTCAGCAAGTTCCTTTGTTAACATTTTGCGTTGCCTGTCATGGAAATCTTTGGCAACGACGTTCTCTATCGTTGGCGCTCGATACAGCGCCCGGTCCTCCATCTCATTGTGCATCTCCTCGTACACTCTGGTGGTGTCACCTTCGTTGGTATATGTTAACATAATTTGTAAAAATCGAGCCTTGGCGGCCCTAACTCTGCCAGTAAGCTGCAGGAACGGGTCGTTCAGTGGGTCGAACCTGTCGTCTTTCCACCTCGCAGGTTCGTCGCCCCAAGCACCACCCACCGTAAAACCAGTAATTCTTCTTGGAACGTCAGCACTCCTAATTAATATAACGCTTGGCTGGTCACGCGTCCCAAAGTCCGGTATGATTATGGCTGGAGCAGCGTACTTCCCAGCGGATAAATATCCAGTGCCTCTCCACTGATGACTTAGGCCAGCCTCGTCGCAGGCGTCCTGCAAATGGGGGACGCAAAAGTCCATAGCGTTAGAGTACGTCGGCGCTACCACCAACGACGCCACGTACGTAGCGTCCCCCACTGCGTCGAAGGCGTTGTATTCGTGCAAAGTTATCAGTTTTCTAGCCCCGATAAAAGATTTCCCTGAATACCATCCACCTTCAAGACCTACAATAAAGTGAGTCCAATCCTCAGCAAACAGTTGTTGTCCACCGGGGTTTGGCGTCGTGGAGTAATCACGACTAAACTGTAACTGGTTGTACGCCTCAGCTTGTACCATGCGACTTATACATAGACATTAACCACAAAAACAGCAGTATAACGCCTGTTGAAACCAACGTTCTCAGTACTCCAAGTATAAAGCTCTTCCACTGGGCGGCGCTGTCCTTTACGTTCTCCTTACAATTCTTGAGTCTCTGGACTTCGGATACTAGCCCATCACCAGAGTTGCCGTACAGGGTTTTGTTTATCCTACCAGTATTATCTATGTGATGCTTACACCGTTCATCCATCCTTTCCTTCCACCTCAACAACACGTCGATACTTTCCTTTACAGCCCTAGTATCCCCAGCTATCGAGCTTAGTTGGCTAAGAACTTGCTGCAAATCCTCGCTCATTACGGCCTTTGCCTTTCTTCTCTTCCTTGTTGTTAGTCTATTTTGGCTGCGATGGCCTGTATCCTACCCCTAAGGGATTCAACAGTCAGCGAACCGTCGATACACGCGTCCAGCAGGGCTTTCTTGGTTTCGCTCATCGGCGGGCTTGTCCCCGCTGGCGGAGTAGGCGGGGCCTCCCCCGGCTGTAATGGTTCGGTTGGCGTTTCAACCGGTTCGGCCGGGGCCGGAGCAGGTTGCTCCATGACTTCACTAAATTCTTCTACCATTTTAGTTCTCCTTTCGTGTTATGGAGTTTCCAATGACGAGTACGTGGCCTGCCACTTTACACAGTCCAATCTTACCGTATCGTCCTTCTTACTTTCAATAAACAAATAATACCATGCTCTCTCAACTATACCTTTCATGTCGTCCGGTAGTATTCCCCTGTAATTACCATCAGTACCGGATATGTATGACATCGCTACATTGGTCCCGCCTTCAATACCTGAATACATTACCTCATGACCAACAAAGTCCTCGGCGGCGTAAGTCTCAGTAAACACAACCTTATCTACCTCTGTGTCGGTTATTAGATACATCTTATTATATTCAAACGTGTTAGCAAATCTCACACGATGACCGACCTCAACACTGTGCCCAATAACTGGTATGCCAACGCTGCCGCCGCCCTCGTTAATAGCCGAACCTTGTAGTATGCCCTTGGTTATTTCAGTAAGAGCGCTTCCAGCCTGTGTAGGCCCTGTAAGACCGCTAACGTCAAACGTAAGCAGAGAGGCGTCGCCTATTGATGCCGCCCAAGTGAAATACATACCATTCCCTACCGGATTAGTATCGAGAGTATTCCCGCTTACAACAACATCATCAACCTCTATGGTGGATAGGTTTTCAAGAGCGGTCTTTATGGTGGCCAAAGACGCGTTGTACGCTATACTGCTGGTCGTCTGGCCCCTATAAGATAGGGTCCAATTACCGGCCGTGGCCGGGGCATCTATAAGCAGCCGTTGTACTTCCTGTGTAGCGTCAATCCCACTGGTAAGGCTTAGTTTGGTGTCCCTGAACAGGGACATGACCACGCTGTCAGCGTTGTTGACGTAATCGTCCACCACTACGTCGAAAAGCCCACTTAACACCACGGCGTTGTCCGAACCTATATAAATATTACTCACAGTTCCAACCTCCAATTGCTGTCACTCATGTATCGACACCGAACCTTTCATTGCGATTTCAGTAGCTACTGAGCCGCTAAACTTCTTAACAGAGGTTATGCCGTTTATCCTTAACTTTGACTCAGACTCTACGTTTGCGTCAAAGCAAAACACAACATCCGGGTATCCGGACTGTTCGGGCTGTTCGGCAAACCTTGCCCTACTCGGCAGTCCCAGAAACCCAAGTTGTGTAAGTCTTGCCATTTATACGAGCCTAAAAGTATCTCCGTTTGCTGGTGCTTCGGTCATGGTAGAAACAGTAAAATGACCTCTACCACCTGTTAACAAATAAGCGGTGACATCGGCTACTTGGTCTTTCAAGTTACCAGTTATCCACAATACCACACGTCCTTTATAGTGGTTGGCAGTATCCTCAGTTATATCACTGACCTCAAATTGTGTAGTAGTTGGGGTGAACACCGTGTTGTCAACAGTTCCTTTTATCATGCTGTCGGCAACCTCGGAGGATTCCACGCCTATCGGAAACGCCGTCGACTGGTCGTACTTGCTGGCCGTTATGGTCCCATCTTCAAGAGTAACCCCGCCACCAACGATAGCGGCAGAGGTTGATTGGGCTATAACAGCCGTTGCGTTGCTGGCGTACTCTATGGCGTCCATGGCGTCCCCAGCCCCGTCCACAGCCACGACGTTGCCTTTAGTGACAGTACACACAGTTGGGCTACCCCGGCCCGGAAACCGCAGCTTCCAGTTCAACAGTTTCATGGTAATACCTACGTAGACGCTGCCTCCAAGGTCCTCCTTGCCTGACAGGTCCGCGACACCGGGGTAGTTTATGCCTACGGGTGAATCCTCAGCAGCACGAATAGCATTCACCAACTCCTGCACCGTGACATCATTGGTCGGGTCCGTCATGTCAATTCGGCTGTTGTTGAAGTCCACTACTATCGCCATTCGGATTCTCCAACGCTACCTTTGCGGCAGCTGCCTTTTGCTTGCGTTCAAGGTAGGTTATCATTGTTTGATACTCTATTATCGTCGATTCTTCCTTTTTAATTGCGTCCTTAAATATACGTATATTCTTCTTAGCACTTTCAATTCCCCCCTTTAGAGCGGTAACGTCAAACATTTATTATCCTTACGATTTAATGGTATCTAACAGCCTTGTAATAGCTATCGACTTATCCGTACCGGACGTGGTGTCGTCGGTCGAGAACGGCTTTATTGGGCCGTCTGGATTAGTCGCCCGCGTGTTCCTAACCTTAACCCTAAAGAATATCTGCGAACTGTAGACGATTGAGCACGACGCCGCGCTGCTGGTCGGGTACACGTGGATTAGTGGTACATACAGGTCGTCACTCGACGTTATAGCGACAGGGGCGCAGTTTAGTTCAATGTGGTCGCCGGGGTCCTGCCCTGTGATTGGTGGGTCAATCGTTACCTGATTAGCGCTGTCAACAGTTTTTACGTATGATACTGCTGTTTGGTCGTGATTGTAAACAAGGTCCCCACGCTTGGCGCCGGTGAATGCGCCAGACTCAACGATTGTGGTGGTGTTGGTTCCGGCGTCGGCGGCGGCAACGTCAATGTTGGCTAAAGTGAACACCGAACCGGACCACGAACTGAATCTGATTCTATACTCCTGACCAGCACCAGCCGGGTCATCAACGAGGATTAAGACGCCGCCAGCAGTCTTGCCTGGAACGTCCGAAGCGATTGAGCCAGAAACCGTGATTGAGGCTGCACCGGCGGCCTCACCGCCAACACAGTCGTATTCATCCTTTTCAATATCACCACCAGAACCCGTCAACCGAAACATGGCGGCAAGGTCGTCGTCGTCCGTCGTTTCGTCCGTACCAACGAGGTTGGTAATCTCAAGAGTGATGGTCGTTGGTCTTTCCTTAGTTCCTCCCTCTATGGGTGTTAGGATGAACGAGTTCTCGTCTGCCGCTATATAATCGGTCAACAGGACCCCTCTGGCCCCAAAGAACGTACCACCAGCAAAAGTGCCAAGGGGGGACTGTTTGGAGGGTGAATATGCCACCGCAAAATCGTTAGGCGTTACAGTACCGGCGTTGTCGTTATCCGTTACTAGGTTTGTGGTATTAAACGTGCCTCTAACGTTCCTTAACAACAATTTCTTTCCACCAGCGTCGTTGTGGTACGACATTATCACACCCGTAGCGCCGGTGCTTGCCTGTGTTACGTCCGCTCCCTCCGCTATCGTACCGGACACGGTTCCGGTCCATGACAGTGAAACGGTCGGACCGATATACAACTCGGCGTTGATTCCATCTATGTCGTTCGTTATTTCACCACGTCTTGTGGCGTACTTGAGCCACTCGTACACCTCAGACAACGGGTTTTGGTTGCAGTCTATGGTGATGCCATAATACTCGTTTGTGGCGTCGTCATCAATGTCGGCTGTAGTGTTACCAACAGTAATAGTTGGGTACGTGTTGTTAGTAAACCACGACGCCAAGGCTGGACCTTTGGCCGCTGGCGGAGCACTGTCTTTGGTTCCGGTCCCGGTATCGTCCTCGTTGGTGAGATTCTCAGCGGCAGTCTGGAAGTCAGTCTGTGGGTCATCAATCAAGTAGTAGTGGACCGTCTGCGTTGCACCCGGATTGTCAATCCGTGTTATGATGGCCCTCGCGTTGGACGTATCTCCAGTCATTTCATCTCCAACAGACCAGTTACCAGACGATGCAGTAAACGTAATACTCTTGTACCCCGTGACGTTATTAAGGTCGGGGGCAGTTGACAGAGGTATCGGGTTTCTACCTCCAGACGTCGTTGAACACGCAACCTCAAAATTGTCATACAAGGTTGTGTATTTCCTTGCAAAGACCGTGATGTACCCGTCGTCTATCACCGACCACGTTGAAGCTGTAATATCCTTTAGGGGGACACAGATATCGATGTGGCCATCACCCCACCAGTCCTGTGTAGCGTCGTTCCAAGAGAAAAGACGCGCCCGGCTGTCGTCCGACACCACACCCTGGTACAGGTAGATGTGTGTATCGGCCTCAATTGTACCGATAGAGTAGAGGTTGGCCCAAATCATCTCGCCGGTGGTTGCGGCTGCGTTCTGTGGGGCTGTGTTTGAGTTGCACGTCAGGTTCCCAGACGTACTGTCGAAGTTGTTTGCAGCAGCGCTGGAATCCGGCCTTATAACAATGTAATCATCGGTCCCGCCCGTATTAATGACCTCAAGCAGTGTCCCAGCGTCTCCGTCGGCGTGGGTGATGTCTTTGCCCCTATCACTGTCAACGATATTGTTGGACGCGGCAGTGACGGGGGCTATTACAATCCCAGTGTTGGTGGTGGCAACCCTGGTCCACCCGCTTGTTTGAAGAGCGCCGCCAGTGATGTGCTCCATGCAGTCAAAGGTGATGTACCATGGGTCATTGTCCCCGGCGTCAATCTTTCCGATGGTATACTCAACGGGTGTCTCTGCAGACATACACGTCCCATCATCGATGGTCGTCTCCTCGTCCAGCAAATCTGCCATGGCTGAGTACACTTCGTTAATAGTTCTGGTCCCGCTAGCTGACCCGGTCCAGTACAGGAATTTGCTCCTGTTGTTACCAAAATACTCGACCGTGATGTCGCCACCTAAGATAGTAGCCATGCTTTACTCCTTAAAAACTACGTTGCGTTATTTGGGTCTTCCCTTAAAGTAACTAATAAATTAAAATTGGAATCTATTGTGGCCAGCGTCGAAAACGGTATGTATTTAGTAGCCCCAGCACTACCCTTTCTACAGCGTATCTCAACGTCTACTGGAGTAGAACCGACATACGTCTCCTGAGCAACACCGCTGGCGTTGGTATCTTTATTCATAATCTCCGTACGGTCACTAATCTTGTAGACAGCGGTTTGAACGCCTTGTATAACAACGGTGTCCTCGTCCTTAACAGTTATAGTAATAATAACAGATGCTTGGAACGTTACCGAACTACCCTCATATGAGTTTGGGTTGGACGTACCGGCTTTTGTGATAGTTATGGCACTACCAGATGAGTTAAGCACGTCATAATTGTTACCTGAATACACAAGATTAGTATGAGTATAGGGAGTTCCAGCAGCGCTGGGATGCTCAACAGCGGCGCCGACGGTATTTGCTATAAAGCTGCAGTCCTCAATGTCTATGTTTTCATTCCACAACAGGGCCGCATCAGCGTCAGCCGTTTCAGCAAAAATGCAGTTACGTATAACTGGAGCACCAACCGGGTCAAACTGAGCACACCCAAGGAACGACACACCATAGAACTTGTGGTCTGAATCGTTTCCGCTGTTTATCGCACCGGTCAAGTCCTTCAAAGTAGTTCCGTACAGCGCCGTCACTGAACCAGCATTGTTGCCACCGTACATGTCCATGGAAACCTTATGGTTTCCGTTACCAATGATAACACTGCCGGATCGTCCCTTATCAGAACCAACAACCACCCCGTCTGAAAAGGTCGTGGTATAGCTGCTATGGTCCTCTATTACAATGCCGGAGTAATCTATATTGGCCAGCGTCACCCAAGCGCTGCTATACCAGTATTCACTCGTGCCAAACTGTATGATTCTTCCCGAATCACTGAACGAAACCGCCGCTGTTTGGCTTGCTGCGTCCCCTATCCAAAACTTGCCGTACGCGTAGTAGATTCCCTCACGCTCCTGCATCATACCCCACGCCCTACTGGCGTAAGCTGTACAGTAGTCAACAATATCTTTCCACCCGGTAGTACTGGTCCCAGTTATTCTCAACCCAAATCCAACAGCTATCTGGTCCATAAAAATGTTGTCACCCTTGGCAGTAGCGGTGGTGTCCATCCATACGCCAAAATACCTAATAGAACCGACGTCAAAAGAACCGGTGTCCGACACCGAACCGGGCTTCGTTGGGTCTACAACAAAACACTTCCACTGACCGTTCCATCCGTTGGCGTCGTCACTACCAGCTATGATGTATTCTCTGTACGCGCTCAAAGACGTACCCAGCCTTATAGCCAGCCCTTTGTTGGCTTTCGTATCTATAAGACCAAGGGTGGGACAGTGTATCCAAAAATAAATGTGTTGCCCCTCTTCGTTCCCGGCAGTATCAAAGTCTAACTCATTACCGGAACCTATGTCAAAATACTGATATCCACTTTTGTTGGAATACGCACCAGCCACGCACGACGAGCCGAACAGAAACGTGTCTGTAGTTAAGGATATGGAACCAAGACCATCTTCACCCCAATCACCAGTACCAGTCCCGCCGGTATCGTCAGTGAGAGCATCGGCGTTTGCTATAACTCCCTTTCCTTCTATAGCTATTGTTAGAGCCATTTATCTACCCTAAGGCAGCTTGTCAATCCCACCGGAAAACTGTGGAACGGTTGAAGGAGTTCCCCTAAACCTCGGTTCGCTGGTTATGCCGGTGATGGTAAACTGCTCCGTGTTTTCTACGATTGCTTCTATTTCCCTACTTATATTTATGTGCTTATCCTGCCAAACACCTCTATTGGTGCTAAATTTCCACAGTCCTCTGTTCCATACACCATAAATCGGCACTTACATCGCTCCAAGAGTCGGGTCCCCGGTATGATAATTCGGGGAAATCGTCTGTAGTCTAAAATCCAAATTCTCTGCATCCATGAACAACGGGTCTGCCTCTATATTATGGTTCTGTGGGGTAGTGGAACAGCCCCACCTGTTACTGGCGGTGGGAGCGCCTTCTAGCGTCCACAAACAATTATAATCACAGTGTATAACCGACCCACTAATAGCATTTACAAACAGTGAGGTGGACGCTGTCTCTCCAAGAACCACTGTGTTAGACACAACAAGTTTGGCGCCGGTGTCATTTATTTGTATGGCGTCGCCACACCTGTAAAATACTGTGTTTTTTATCACTCCACAAGTAGTTGGGTAGTTGAGAATAACGCCAGTCTGCCCGTACTGCCCAGTCCTACGTACAAGGCAGCCATCCATATACCCACCACCGCTACAGTAAAAATACACTAGCGGTTGCGTGGTGTTGCCGATAAGTTCGACGTTTTTCATGGAGCAGTATCTGGCCTGCTCTATTCTAACGGCCTGCCCACCAGTCGATTGATAGGACCCGCCATTAATGGTTATCATGTAGGCGTTCCAGTTGAACACGTGAACACCGTATTGACCACCAGAGGTCTTGCAATGGTTGAAATAGTAGCCCTTGTGGGCGGCGGACGCGTTTACACGGAAGTCTGAATAGCTTGAACCGGCATTTTTGGCGTGTATATGTCTAACCTCAACATTATCCACATTGTTTACATAGAACACATGACATCCGTAACTGGCGCCGTCGATTTCAAGGTACTGCCCATCCACAAGCTCCTTTCCGTCAGAGTCTATACCAACGATTCGCTTCCAAGTACCGTACTGACCACTTCCACAACCGACATCCACATCTATCTGGTTACCCACCCCTGTAAATGTTCTGGCTTTATTGGTCAGTATATAAACGTCGTTAGGCGTTGTCCCCGAATTGGCGTACGAGTTGTCGGAAGCTGTTTGTATGTAGTCAAACGCCCCACCAACCTTAATATCGGCGTTTCCAGCCCCCGGATACGTCAAGTTAATGACTATATAGTCGGCGCTGGCAGCCGTCACCGCGTACCGCCCGGTATACCCGGCCAGTGGCCCGGTGAACACGACGTTGGCTATAAGCCCGGCAATACAGCTTGAGAACCCGCCGGTCTTTGTGAGTCTCGTAAGTCCACCGTCATTGGACGTGGTGCACGGAAAGCTGCCGGTCCAAGTGCTTGGGTCAGACAAAGGTTCTCCGTTAGTACCCATTATGTCCGACAGGGTTTTGTTTGGGTTCTTAAGATCCCCCCACAAAGTGGCGGTGCAGCCGCCCCCAGCATACATGTCACCGGCCTTGGTCCCCCGTCCACCAATAAACAGTATAGCCGCATCCGATTGCCATATTACAGCCATTGCGGTTTGCCCTCCAACCAAATAGTGACGAACGGTTTGCCGAACTCACGGCCCTTGTCGGCTTCCCAGTGAGGGAAGTTGGCGTCAAGCCAAGACTTCACCTGCTGCTTAAGCCCGTCCATATGCTCGGCGTCGTCCCTGTCCCTAAGTTCAGTAGCTATACCGACCCTCATATTCACCAAGAACGCCTCTGATATAATAGCCTCGTATCCGACAATTGAGGAAACTTGCTGCCGCGTAAGGCTCTCGGCCTGCTCCACCGTGGCATTGTTCGCTATGGCGTACGACAGAACGGTCTGGTATATTGGGTCTTTCCTCATTTTCTACCAAGTCCTATTCTGAACGCGATACCTATGGCGTTGGCTCTGCCAAAATCCCCTCTTTGACAGGCCCGGTCGTATGCCGCAATCATGGCTTCCTGCCTTGACACGGGTTTCAGCGCGGTAATCGCTTTACGCTTATGTCTTCGTTTACGCTTCATTCGTATCTACGGAATACCTCCTTTAAAGTACCGAACAGGCCCACTATCTGGGTTAAGCTGCAGCCGAGGTCCCGAACGACAAGCCACTCGTCCGGTTCCGTGACCATCAGTTCCAGTTCGCTGCAGCAACGGTCCATCCTCTCCAACAACCGCCTCAGCTTTCGCGTCCTCCACCATAGCGATAGCTTTGATGTCATTTACGTTCACCTCTGCAAAAAGCAAGATAAAAAACAAGCATAACAAAAGCAACCGCCAAAAGCCACGTGGATTCCAGCGGCATCGTTCCGGTATACATGTCTTATTCCTAAATAAGTCAGCAAGTCGGTTCTCGGCCCTTATCTGGGCAACCCCGGCCCTGAACAACCTGACGGGCCAATACAGAAAGGACCAGATAAACTCCAAAGTGTGCTTGCACCAGCACCAGTCGAATACGCCCCCAAGGTACTGTACTAGGCCTTCGTTCACTGGCGTCCTCCTCTCGACCCTCTGGGCAATGCGAGCATACTGGGCCTTCGCTGGTTCTCAATAGCCTTGACATCCTCTCTGCTCATCCTGCCGCTGACGGTAATTATGTTCACGGCGTCTGCCTCTATCAAGAACCGGTCGTCGTGTATCTTGGTACTGGCAAACTCCGAGACGTCCAAAAAGTCCCCAATGACTATCTTTGGGTGCTCTCTCAGGACATGCGGGTCCTTATTCCGCACCCCGTTTAGTATCCTCAACATCTCGTCAAGCCGGTCGTCGCTGACGGTAACGTTCATACTGCTCTGCCCGGCGATAAACGTGACCATTCTCAGGTTCTTGACTTTATCCAAATCCATATTCTTACCCATTTTGCGTTCTCCTTAATCCATACTTGGCGGTCTTAGTGGGTAGTTTACCCGTTTCGGTTCGTTCGGGTCCCCTTCCGGCCTCAAGCGGGGGTCCCCGAACACGTATGGCAGCATCTTTTCGGCCATCCACCGCAGCAGGTTACCGGCAGTTTTCAAATCCCCCTCGGACTTGGCCTCCTCGATTAGCTCTTCCAGCCTCTGTATATAGTTGGCCTTTAGGTTGCCCTTCTCGTGATCCATCAGGTCCCTGAGGCCGACGATGACCTTGCGGGACAGCTTGGGCCGGTTTATCGGGTCATCAATAAGCAGTATCTCGACCGGGCGGTTGTCGCTCACCCATTTCTTGAAGGCCGAGAACCCGATTCCCAATATCCGGGCAATCCGTTCGTTTGAAACCCCATAACGCCACAGGAGTATCATTTTTGCCAACATTTCATCATTAAGCAGGATTTCCCTGCCCCGCCGATTTAAGGGCTTCTGGGCGTCCGGCGAACGACGCCGCACCTGTACTTCTCCTTTCAAAACCTTCTTACGCACCTTTTTTGGTGTCTTTTTCTTCGATTTCTTCTTACTCTTCTTCACAGTCTTTGCCATTTGTTAACCTTCCTGCGATTTGGATAACGTACTGTGGTTGGAACCTCGTCCACTCCCTTATACGCTCCCCCCTGTACGCGCATTTAATATATCTCTTTAGGGTTCTTTTGGCATGCGCCGTCAGGATGGCGCGGTGGGCCGGTCCCCGCCGTCGTTTGGGGGGTTGGGTTTGGGCCGGGCGCTGCGGGGGGCC